GTTGGGGCTTCGTTAGCACCAGCATCCGTAGATGTCAGTGTCACATTGGCAAAGTTGCCATCAGACCCGCCCTCAACTCTTTGCCACACTGCACCGTTATAGGCTATCCAGTCACCCGTGCCAAAGAATAATTGCACGCCATTGAATGTCTGTGTTCCTGCGGTGCTGACCACATAGTAGTCACCCTTTGCACCAGTGCCATCTGCCAAGGTAGGCGTATTGCTTGAGGCATTCCATGTGCCTTTGTAGTTCAACGCACCGATAGCGTTTGTGATTGTTGAAATTGCTTTTAGCATTGCTTTCTCCTTAGATCAGGAACTCGATTATTGAGGTGAATGGTGGTGCTTGGCTGAATGTCACATTACCACCAGCGATAACGTAAGTATTCTGGTTTTGATACACGCCATTAATGTAAATCAGACTAGGCACGAATGAAACTGCAAAGACTGTCTGCGTCCCTGTTCCTGTTGCATTGACAAAAAGATTGCCAGCAGAGCCTGGAAAAGCATTGCCATTGAATGAGGTATAGACCACGCTACCCTTGCTGTCCAGCACCTGAATGCTGTAGTCGCTTCCCGCATAAAAACGCGATGGTGTGCCTTGATAGACTGGGTATCCGTTAAGGGTGCGGATGGGCTGGACTGCTGGAATCGTCAGGGCTGCATCCCAATAAACCGCGATAGGATTGACCACGGGGTTCAGGTTAACCACGCCAATCCAGATGTAACCATTCTCCAACGGCAGGCCATCAGCGCCAGCAAAGGCCGGATATGGTGGATTGATTGAGAGTGCGGACATTTATTGATTCTCCTGTTAAGGTTGACCAGCTTTACGCTTGAGCAATTCTTCCATTGCTTTGACAGCATTTTCTTTGTTAATGCCACGCAATTCTTCAGCCTTTTCAGCGAGCAATTCTAATGCTCGTCTTGCTGCGCCACCTCTGGCTATGTCAACACCAGTCTGCATGGCCTCAGCAACCTGACCTTTTAACGAAGTCTGTGCGGCTGCTCCAAACATCCTATCAAGTTCATTGACAAAGATAAGTTGATTCACAATGTCATCATTTAACTTCATGCCATATTTTGTAGCAGTCTGATTAGCTTGGTCAAGCGCATCAATCAAGTTAGCTCGTGTGCCGTAGTTGCTGGTCAACTTACGCATTGCTGTGCCAAGAGCTTTGTTGGCATTTTCAGAATCGAAATCAATATTTGTGCCAGCCGCTTTTTGTAAGTCATCTAATGCTGTAATGGTGTCTGAATACTTATCGTTGGCCGCTTTGTAATCAGGGAATTTTTCGCCAAGGGTCGTATTAAGATTACGCCTCAAATTTTTAAGCGTTCTCTCAGCCTGTGCTGTTAGTGGATTTGCAAGACTTTTTTTACCAAAATCTACCTGAGTATCAATAAATCGCTTGGCTGTATGAACGCCATATGCATCTGGTGCTTTAACAGTGCTCAAACGCTCTAAAACCATGTTTAAGACACGTTGAGCTTGTTTGTCTCCCTGAATATCAGAACCTTGCAAATTAGCCTTAGCTATCCCGTTCGCATCAAGTTCAACCTTTACGCCCAAAGTGCTTAAATCATCAATAAAAGTATTTATTGCTGGGTCAAAATCAACTCTCTGACCACGCAATTGAGCGTTGGCAATTTTGGTTATATCAGTACCAGCTTGTTTGTTTGCGCTTGATAAAAATTGAATTCTTGAATCAACAGTATCACCTAGAATATCAGCAGGTCTGTTTAAGGCGCGAAACTTCTCATTCTTTTCGCCTATCTTAAACATATTGAGCATTTTGGTCATGGCCTGACGATCTTTGTCAGATGCTGCCTTGATGCTGGCAATAGTGCCATCTTTCCAACCTTGTTTGATAGCAGATGCCGCCTCATTGTCAGGAACAGCCTGTGTGCCTGATAGACGGAAATTAACCACCTCAACAGAGTCTGGGCTTTGCTCGATCTGTTTTCTAATATTCTGCTGATCTTGTGGTGATATTTTTTCACCAACAGTCGCTTTAATACTTTGTAAAGATTCTGTGATCGTTGGCTCGGTTGACACTTCTTGACCAGCACGTAATTGCTGAATAGTTGTTGGTTCGAGTCTTTCACGAATACCAGCACCCGCTGGTGCAATCTGTTTTGCGACTTGTTGCGTTACTGCTTTGACTGCCGCTGGAACAGATGGAATAAAAGCACCGCCCACGGTTGCTGCAATTTGACCCACAGGACCAGCACCAGCCTCTTTCGCCAATCCACCAGCCCCACCAGCCGTAGCGCCACTCAAAGTTTGAAGTGCTGGAGTGGTTGCCATCAATCGACCCACCTCACGGGCAACTGGCCCTGCTGCGGCAGCTTCCACAGCTTTACCAACTGCAACACCACCAATACCGCCACTAGCACCAGCCGCAGTGGTTTGCATGATGCGCTCTGCCGCAGTGCGAGGTTGAGCCACGCCAACACGGGTAAGCAAGTCTTCCATTGCATCGGTGGGTAATGTGTATTTTGTGCCAAATAGACTATTGACTGAGCCCACAATTGGGTCGCCAAGTAACCCCGCAAGGGTAGCAGCGCCAGCCCCAGCAATTGCGCCTGGGATTGCCCCTACTCCGCCTATTAAAGCACCAGCAGCACCGCCAGCAAGCGCACCAGCCGCAGGCAAGGCTAAACCCCTTGTAACCGCACCAGCAAGGCCTGTGGCTGTAGTTTCAGGCGTAAATCTATCGCCTTCTGTCATAGGTGCAGTGGTTGAAGCTACTGGTGTGCCTCCAAACTCTTTTGCTGCGGCAATGTAATCAATTTTTTGCGCTGCTTGTGATGCTTGAACTGTTGGTGTAAGCCATGCGTTCAGTGTCTCATCATAGTAAGAACCTTGAGGTTTAGAATCAAAAAGGCCAATCGGCAATAATTGAAAACCTGCTGGCGGTGTAATCGTGCTTGCGTTTTTGCTTTCTGCATAAATAGGCACGCCACTACCCTCAACCCTAAAGGGTTCAGTCTGTGGGCTTGCAGCAGCGCCACCAAATTCTTTTGCTGCTGTTATGTAATCAATAGCCATGACTACAATCCGTATTTCTTTTTATAAGCATCAGCAGCCTCTTTATTGGGTAATGTAACTGGGCCATCTGGTGTTTGAATCGTGACTTGTCTTGCTGGCACATCCATAGGAGGTGCAATTCTTCCCGATCTAAGTTCAAGATTAACTCGCGCTTTTTCCATCAATCTAACCGCCTCTTTCATATTGGCTTTAAATTGCTCAGGAGATTGCTTCAGTGATAAATTTGTTAAAGATGTTTGTAATTTATCACCCTCTTTTTCAGATAAAGCACCTAAACTTTTCATTTTAGGAATTACAGCAAGAAAAATTTGTGAGCCAGCGGTTTCTACTAATGCTTCTAAATCAGCAACATTTTGACTTAGGGTTGGAAGTCGAGCTGTAATTGGCCCAGATGCTGATTTAATAACTTCATCAGGTACTTTTAAAATTTGTGCTGCCGTATTTAAAAAGTTGTCAATGTCTCCTGCTTGACTTGCAATATTTGCTTTCTGATCTCTATCAGCCGTATCACGCTTTTCTTTTGCATCATCAATTTTTTGCTGTAACTCTTGTCGTCTGAGCACGTTTGTCTCTTTAGCTTGTGCTGCATTGAGTGCGGCAATTCGGTTATTTTCTTGGGCAATCAATATATCTGCATCCGTTTTGCGTAGAGTTGCAGCCTGCTGTTGCACATCAAGTACAGCTTTAGCTCTAGCAAACTCTGCATCAACTTGCGCTTTTGCTGCTTGCGCAGCTTTTAAATCTGCGTCAGCTTTTGCCATAGCTGGTGCATTTGTAGCGGTGGCCTGTGCTGCAATAGCATCTGCAACGGCTTTGTCAGCATCTGCAACAGACTTTGCTAATTCTGATGGCGCTTTTGCCTCTGCTCTAATTGTTGCAAGTGCTTTATCTGCTGCCTCAAGATACCCTGTCCCACCAGGCAATCTAGCCATGTACAGACCAACGGTTGTTTGCGCTCCTGTTGGGTTTAGCTCAATCGCTTTGGCAGAGGCTTCTGCTGCTTTGGCTTCTTGTTCACGACCACTATTGCGAAAAGCTGCGGCTTGGTCTGTCAGCATTTGCATTGCAATATCGGGTTGTCCTGATTTGATGGCAGAATAAACTTCAGCGCCCATTCGTAAATCAGTTTCTTGTTGCGCTTTGGTTTTTCGTTCAAAACCTCCAGTAACAATTGCTGCTTGATCTTTTGGCAAGAATGCAACTACACGTTCATAGTCTGCGCTTGTAGCATTCGGATTTTTAAACAGGTTAGCAAGTTCGGTCTGCCGTTGTTGTGCCTGCTCCATTGCTGTAATTTCAAGATTACGCTTTTGCTGTTGTGCCTGCATTTCTGCACCAGCAGCGCCAATTTTAAAACCGCCGATTGCGGCTTCAAACGGGCTTTGCACATCAACTGAATAATTGATTGGGCCTTGGAATGGGTTGATGGTCGCCATGTTTTATCCTTTAAAACCCAAAGCCCATGCCAGCTTTACCGCCTGCGCCCATTTGCATACCTAAAAATTGAGCAGGCAGATTGAATAACTTACCATAGGCTTTAGCCTCGCCCAATGCCCCGCCAGCCTGTGCTGAGCCTTGCTGTGACAAAAGGTTGGCAATATTGGTGCCTGACTCCATACCAGCAGCGCCAACACCAGCAGCGGAACGCTGACCCATTGTTGTCAAACCACCCAAACGACCATATTGTTGATCTATTAGGCTTGACAGTAACTGTGGCCTGAACTGAGCCAATGCACCCTGAATATTTCCACCACGCAGGCCACCAGTAGCCGAGGCGCGTTGCAGTAGGGCTTCCTCGCCTTGGCCTGCGAGTGCTTGGAATGTCTCACCACCTCGTATGCGCTCGATAGCGGCACGCTCTGCCTCTGGCCCTTGTAGACCAAGAAAGGCTTGCTGTTGCTGAAGAGCAGGAAGACCCGCTTCTGTATAAGGCTTGAGCAATTCACGCATGGCATCGAATTGCCTACGCTGTTCTTCAATGCCAGCTTGCGCAGCGCCTGCCTGAATGCCTGCGGCTTCTCCAGCGGCACTGGCTTGCATTGAGCTTCCGACAAGTTGGCTCCCACCGACAACTAAGGCTGTGACTGGATCAGGCATCGCCAAACTCCTTCATGTAATCTTCAAATTTCTCGCCATATAACTCCATGACCAAGTGAGCATTTTTTGCAGCGAAGCCTGGGCCATGCGTAAGCGATACGGCCATCAGAATCAGGTCGTAATAGCCTGCACGCCAAACAAATGATCTAGCATCGGCTTGGCCTGCACGCTCTGCCTGGTCTGAGGCTTGCCACTTCATGATTGCTGTTGCCAGCAAAGGCACAAGGTGGTGGCTATTGGTTATAAAGAACTGGTTTTGGTGGATGCCTACCAGTGTGTTCCAGATGGTCGCGTTCAGGTCTTTGCGCTCTACCGTATCGCCATCGGCAATATCGTCAAACACCTGAATGGCATCGTAAACCATGACAAGCCATTCCACGACTGGCGCAGGCAGCATAAAAACCCTTTGCAGGTTTTCTTTGAGCCAATCAGTCATGCACAACTCCTTAATGGGGAAGGCTGCTGGATGCCGTAACTCAGCGACTTGATTTTCGCACATTTTGACATTTCGTCAATCCATCTCTGATTCGCGCTCTTCCCACGCCTGACAAACCCGCATATCATTGCAGATAAAGTTGAGCTTTTCGCAGTGGCCTCTGAAGCCTGCGCCTTTGTCATAGGTAGCCAAAGGAATGCGTTCAATCCTGACTTGGGTCATAAAGCTGTTGTCGTAATACTCGCAGTTTGAGCAATGCTTGCGCCTAGCGTCTTTTTCATCGCATTGCATAGCCTCGGCCAGCCCCACATAAAACTCTTTGTTTGCGCCTGGCTCATTGGTAGGCACTTCGGGACCATAGTTCCAGTCCTGCACTGCAATGGCATAGTTCTTTTTATTCTCTGCATTGGTCAAAAATTCTTCTTCCATCGGCAGGCCCATGAATCCCTTGGGCATCATCATAAATTTGTCCATGCTGTTCTCCTTATGAAATTTCGCGGCCAGATGCGCGGATAGTCAGGGATGTTGCCGCCCCCGCCAGCGTAGATATAAAGCCACCCACATCGAGAGCCTGACCCACTAGCTCGGGGCAAGTGTAGGTCTCATCAGGCACGATGGTTCTTGCATCAATAATCAGGTTCGATGCCGCTGCTGCCCCTGCCACGGTGACCAGATTGCAACTGAAGGTCACATTGTTGGCACTGGTGTTCGTCACTGTGAACTTGTCAATGATCGCCTTGACATTGACTGCGGTGTATTGGGCGGTCTGTGCGTTTTCTGCTTGCTTTGCAGGGATAAGCACTTTTACTGTGACTGTCATATCTACCCCTTATGTGGCTTCGCCGCCGCTAGCAATGATGGTAAGGCCAGCTAATGCCGCCTGAATCTGAATAAAGTCTCCGGCATTAAGCACTTCTATTCCGTTGTATTGCAAAGCATTATTTGCGGGTACAGGTACATCGTAAAGGAAAGCATTACTAGTCCCTGCTGTTCCTGCGGATGGCACTAAGAACACCCGTACATTGATAGCCGCCGCCGTGGTATTGGCAATGCTAAACTCTTTGAGCAGAGTTCGGGTACTAGCTGGCACTGTATATAGCGTAGTCACGCCCGTAGTTATGGCGGCTTGGCCTAGCTTAACAGGGGTAATTACATCGAAAGCCATGTCAACACCTGGTTAGATCGCACCCTTGCGGTTTGGTTTGCATAGGGCAGGATGCCGTTTACATCGTGCGATAGTTCTACATTATTACGCACGGGGGCAAGTGCAAGCAAATCCGACATTTGTTCTAAAGCATTAATCTGCGCTAATGCTTCGTTTGCGGCAGCAGCAGCATTGTCTGCTTGAAACTCAAAGTCAGTCCCAACAATTACTTGCAGTTGGTCAACCGTGGAAAACAAAAGCTCAAACTGCCTGATTTGTTGTTGGTCAGTCAGGAACGCCGCAAGCTGGTCGCGGGTCAAATTCAGCTTACGGGAGATGGGTGCGGTTGCCATCAGTACGCCAATGGCTCTATCTGAGCCTCAAGTCTGATAAAGGACACATGAGCATCACTATCGCCCCTGAATCGCTGGATGCGCCAGTTCCGCATGTGACCTTGTTGGAACCAAGCTAGGCGCTTGTTGCTACCTGTAGTGCCTACGCTTATGCTGCGGTCTTGACTCCATGATTTACCGTTTACGCTGTAACTGGTGCTTATCTGCGGATTTTTTCCAATGGCGACACTACCCGTCAGGCTGACTAACTCCAGTTCGTTAAATATGGCGCCGTTGCTTTCGTTGTAGACAATCAACGTCCCAAACTCCCAGCGCACTTGCTGGCCCCAATGGTGTCCGGTATCTTGGACTAGATAGCCGATATTGCTTGATTGAGGGTCGCCCACTAACCACTTGTCGTAAGCCCACACCATATTGCGTGCGCGGTACTGAGCAAAACCATTTAGCGTGCTTACCAAGATAAACCAAACAGGGGTTTGCAAAGCCTCAGATGCGGCTGCGTCATAAACTAAAGTCTGGTCAGGCAGATGCACATAAAGATGCTGGTGGTTCTTGTCGTTTCTGGCCTCCAGCTTGACCAAGGTTAATTGCGCTTCGCTGTACTGCAAAAGGATATTGTCGATTTCTTGCGTGCTTATCTTTTGCGTGGTGGCTGCTGCGCCCACATAAATGCCAGGCGCTTCATTACGTCCACTGCCCAAAAATGCTATACGCTCAATAAACACACAGCAAGCCTGTGTCCCGACTACGCCCTTTTGCAGCTGCGCTCCGTCAATCCTTGCAAATGGGAACAACTCACCGCCCACGTTATCGAATACCTCTACGGTATTCCTGTTCAGCGCATAGACTTCGTTTCGCAGCTTTAACAAAGCCACCACGGGGTCGGGGTCAACCTCTGAGCTTCCGTACTTCAATGGATTGACTTGTGTTGGGTCTGATAACTCAGTGACAATCAAGAACTCGCCATCGGTGGTCATAAAGTAACCATCAACCCAACAGAAGTCGAGCACCACGCCAAGGTCGGGGTCAGTCACTTGGGTTAGCGTTGTCCCACTCCAGTAATAAAGCCGCCCACCTGAAGCGATTGCCAGCACATCAAAGCTATAGTCAAAGGTGACCAGTTCTGTCGTAGGCCCACCAACATCACCTAAGGTAGTCACTGTCCCTGCGCTGTTGATCTCCACCAGCTTTGTACCCATCACCCGATACAAATTGCCCTGCCAATTAATGCCGCCACGGTCAATGCCTGGGCCTGTGCCGTTAGCCACAATCCCATCTCCAGGCCGCAGAAAGCCATTGCTGATGCCCGATGTTTTAGGCACAGGCACAAAGTTCACCGGATACGATGTCCGAAGTTCTGGAGTGTTGTCGGCGTAAATACCGTTGAGGATAGGTATTTGCATTTACTTCGCCTTATTCCGCGCAGATATTTTCTTTGCCTTGGCTTGCGCGTCTGCTTTCGAGGATGCGCCCCATGCCCTCAAACTCAACAGCAGGCGGGTAGGCTCACCATCTTTGTATTCAGGGCCAGCATTGCCACCCATACGGGCTAGAAACGATGCTCTACGGGGATTGTCACCCGTCTTAACTGGAGG